TTTGGATAGCTTTTTTACCAAATTTTTGTTCACCAGATGCTGCTTCAAAAACAAATCCCAATTTAAAATTATCATTTTTTTTAAATAAATTACTTAACTTCTTTTTAACTTCATCTTGATTTTTCTTAAATATACCATCCATGTTTTTAAGAAGTTTTTTATTTTCACCAGCAATATATGTTGGTGCTTTTTTAGCATTGGCTTTGCCTTTATCACTAGCCATAGCTTTCATTTCTTTACTTGGACTAATAGCTTTTATTTGTAATTTTAACTTTTTTATTTTATTTTTATCTTTTTCTTTTGCAAGTTTTTTATTTAATGATTCCCATTTCTTAACTTCTTTGACTGCCCACGATACCATTTTATCTGTTGCACGAGGATTAGTATCTCTAAATCGTTTCATCACTTTAAGTGATGAATAATAACCTTGAGTCGTAGCAGATTCTAATTTATCCATTGACTTCGTTAAATCCTTTAACGATTTCTCTACCAATTTAGATGTCTTTGCAGCTGCAGCTGCTGTTGCAATCGACTCACCTTTTTTACCAGACATCAATTGAGCACCACTTGCATTTTTTACAGAATAACGAAAACCACCAAGAACAAGATCCGTCTTAGAAGTATCTGCACCTTTTTTCTTTGCCCAAGTCATCCACTCATCTGTCATCTGACCAGCTGATTGTATCTCATATGTTCCATCACCACCAACAGTATCAACACATTTATTACCAAAAGTCAACAATCCTTTAAGAGTATCTTTTTCATTATTTTTATCCCATACTGATCTTGCTTTTTTAAATTCTTTATTATTTTCTATTGCCTCTTGTAATATTGTTTTTCCTTTTGCACCACCAACAAAAGCAGCTTCATAACAAACTCCAATAACAGTTTCCATTGCTGTAGAAAGATCAGTTGCCTCAAATAAATTTTGTATTCGTTGTTCTTGTCTATGTTCTTTAAAACTTTTCATAGTTTGTCTAAGCTATCTAGTATGCATAAGGGACATTCTTCAAATGGAACAGATCGAAATGGACATATTTTATTATGATCTATTTCACCATATCCACCCATTGAATGAAGGGCCGTACTATTCTTTTCTTTACGTTTCAATCTATTGGCTGAATCTTGAAACAATTCTATAAGTTTCTTATCTTTCATATCTACTATTTATATAGTTTCTTCTATAATATTTATAATAACAGGACATTTAGCTAATATTTCCAATCAGCTGTAGTCACTTTAACGTCTTTATGTTGCCTCAAAAACGGCGTATCAGGTGAATTTTTTGTATCAGAACCACCATCTGCCAATACTGGTTGTTTAGATTGTGAAATACTTTCCAATCTCATTCGTTTTTTATTCATACCCAGCATAAATTTGGCATTAATTGTCGGGTCACTATAACGATTCTTCAACTGTTTGAACATTAACTGACCACCATTATCTTCTTTTGCCACAATAGCTAACATTAAATCTGCTGTTGCAGGCAATCCAAAGGACTCAGATATATTTGAAAGATCAGGATCTGAACTCATAAATCCTTCTCTATTTAACTGAGAACTTGTGATTATAGGAACTTTCGACTCAACTGCAAACCCACGAATTTCCTCTGCTATGGATTTAATATAAACATAAGTATTCATATTTGCTGTCCACTTAACTCTGTTGGAAGCACAAATATTTAGATAGTCTAATATAATGATCTGTGGTACAAATCGTTTCTTGATCTTTAACTCTCTCACCAAAGAACGAAAATTACCAACATGAGCTCCTGATGTTGGATACTCTTTGATAATCAATCTACCAAAATTTCTAGTAGAGTTCATCATCTTTTCAATCTTAGAATTAAATGAATCTCTTGGAAGTAAACGTATCTGATCTATATCAGTATCCAAAAGATTTGCATCTATTCGTTCTGCTATTCTCTCCTGTGCCATCTCCATTGTAATATATAAAACATCAAAGCCTTGTTTAATATATTGAGATGCCAAATGAGTCTTGACTAATGTTTTACCAGAACCAGTTCCACCAAGAAATACTGTAAGAGTTTTTGGTGATATTCCTCCACCTGTAATCTTATCCAACATCTCAATACCAAATGGATATCTCTGTTCTCGTTTATGATAAAACTCCCAACGACCCTGTGAATCTTCTATATAATTATGTCCCACACTTGTATCTAAAGATACTGCTAATGCATCAGTCAACATATCTGGTATTGCATCTTTTGGTTTCTTTGTATCTTTACCTTCTAAGATTGCAATAGAATCTACAATACCATTATAAACAGCTTGATCTTTTGCCCATTGTTCTGTTTCATTTACCAACCATTCATAATCATCTGTTTTTATTTTATATGTTGTCAATACTTCCATACAATTCTTGAATGTTGCTTCATTCAAATCATCTCTACCCGTAATCATATTTTCAAGTGATGAAACTGTTGGAGGCTTATTATATTCTTGAATATGATTCTGTATCTCTGAAAATATAATCTTCTCTGGGTGGGCTTTAAAATATTCTGGTTTTAAAAACACACCAACTAAACTTGCATACTCACTATTAAATATTAAATTTTCCAGTATTAACTGCTCGGTTCTCATAAACCCCTTCCCTTATGTAATATCACTCTAGGATCATTAAGAACTAATAAATTTTTAAGTATCTTACCTATTTCTACTTGAAACTGATCTTTATTCTTCTCAGTTACAACTCTATTCAAGTGTTCCTTATCTGATTCCCATCCTTCATCTTTATAATTACCACCAATAATTTCATAACCAAATGCTATATCAAATACACCTGGTGTATTTTGATGAGATAATTCTACATTCTTAAAATAAAACTCCACACCCTTGAATTTACCTTCCTGCAATACAAACCTATACAAAGGACTTGAATTAAAACCAATCGCTGATCTATCTATCTCCATGTTTTTCTCCTTCACACATTATCCACTCTGATAATAAATATTTCTGTGCCATAATACTCTGTGTCTGACCAAATGATACAATACCAATTAAACCATCCATCATCAATAAAAAACAATAAAACATATATTTCAATCTACCATACGGAAGGCCTTTATGTCTTGTCTTAGAAAATACTGGTTCAACTCTTGGTGAATCATGTATTTTCATTTCTTCAAGAGATTCTTTTAATTCATCCATCTCATTATTATAAATTACTCTGCCTGTATCAAAATCAATTTTCATTTAACACCTTCCTTATCAGTCTGCGTTTCTCATCTACATTAACTTCTAAAAACGGTTTATAATTATAACACAAAGTTTTTTGATCCCTCCATATAGGATCAATCAATTTCTTATCTACTATCTTTGTAAAACCTAAAATAATATCTAAGACTGTAAAAGTTTCCAAAGAAATATCTTCACCTAACAAGAGCTTTAATATTGGAGGATGATTAATTCCATCACATTCAAACAACTCATTAAACTTTAGATCATACTCCTTCATATACTCAACAACTACTTTCATATTTCGTTGAAGATGAAGCGAGAAACTCTCCATCTTAATTCTATATTCATCATAATATTCATCAAGAAATTCTGTTGGATAGTTTTTACCTCTGGTCAACTGTGACAAATAATAATATATCAAATCATGTTCTTTAGTCATCTTCTTTCCAAGAGATGCAAAAAACCCCCGCTGCCAAGAGAACCCTGTTTGATGTTCATGCTTGGCAAAATACCTTTCCATAGATGCAATTGTACCCCATGTGGCATTACCAAAATACTTAAAATAGTCATACGAACCAGTAAAATGCAAATACATTCCATGATATGTTTTCCAAGCACGAAAAGTTCTATTCGTTTCTACTGTTTTTTGTTTTGGAAATGTAATCATTCAGCCGACCCATATGAAAATTCTTTCTTGGCAGAAACTTCAAGTTTCTCCATAACATCCTTAGTAAAATACTTCTCAGGATCATTCACAATAGTTTTCTCAAATGCTTTACCAACTGGTGTTTCAAATCTAGTTGATACTTTCTTAAAGATATCATACTTTTCTGCAAGTGCAACCAAACCATAATACTTATCCAACCCTGTCTTATAATCCAATTTAGTTTCTGTAATAGATTCTTCTTTAGTCAATCTTCCCTTGACTAATTTCATCTTGATAATATTCCCCAATACCTCAGTTCCTTCTTTAACTTTTCGTTTACCAAGTGTTACAATCACAGAAGCTGCATACTTGATTCCACCACCACCAGAAATTTCTTTCGTTGGAAACAAACTCCCTATCTTATCATAGGTGTGGTTTGTAATAATCAATGGGATATTTGCCTTTGCAAGTTTCAACGCAAGGGTTCTGAATGCTGAACGAACAGCTGGAGCTCTTGTCATATCTCTTTTATCAGAACCACTTGACGAATCTTCCATTTCTTTTCTTGTAGATAAATTACCAAGCGAATCAAGAAAAATCATAACTTGATAATCTTTATCCATATTCTCAATTATCTTTATTGCTTGTGTTTTAAATTCTTCTACTGTTGCAACTGGAAACACAATAAACCTATCAGGATCTAATCCTCTCTCTTTAATCATATCAGATGTCAATGCACCTTCTGATTCAAAGTAGATAATAATATTCTTCTTATCCTTATCCAAATAACTCTTTGCTATACTTAATGCAAAGAATGTTTTACCAACTGCTTCTGAACCAGCTAAACACGTTATCTTGTTAGATGGTACACCTCCATACAACGAACCAGACAATAATGCATTTAGACTGTATGACCCTGTATCAACAAAAGTAGAACAATCTCCAACAATACCAGCTGACACAACGCTTGCAAAATCATTTTCAGTCACTTTTATTAAATGTTTAACAATATTATTTACTGACATAATCACTCCTAATTAAGAGGTCCAAAAAAATCTTCTAAACTACCCCGCTCTTCTGTTTTCCATCCAATCACATCTAAAATATTTTTAATTGGTTGAAGAAAAGCTTTATCAAATTGTAAATCATAATCAATATACTTTTCTAAATTAAATTCTTTTGGAAGGTGTGTCGAAACAGAAATTACATTTTCTTGAATAGGATTTGGTTCTTTCAGATATGCAAACTTAATCTTCTCACCTTCACGAATTGATTGATATTTTTTTGTAAGTTTATGTTGTTTCAAAAAATGATTGTATAATAAAACACCCCTCACTTGGATTGGTGTTCCTTTAGTATATATGCTTTTATTTGATGAATATTTTTCTATACCATGAACTGATCTTGGAAATGCAATCTGGTCAAAAGATAAATTATTAAATTCTTCACGATACTTTGCTATACTTTTCATAACAATATTTTCATCAGTTTTTATAATAACTTCAATTAAATCTCTAATCTTATCACGACACCATTCTGGTGTAGAGCTGCGTACACTCTCAATACCCATAATTTTTAACTTGGGCTCTTTATATTTTACCCCTTCTGAATCATAAACATTCAGTATGTATCTTTTCTTTGCAGTCCAGATGC